TATATATATTCATTACATATTTATCTAAGAACCATACTCGGAATTATAAAAGCAAAATTCAACAAAATCGTCGTAATTTGCAAACTTCAAAATAAAATGTGACATAACTGCGTCGTCTAGGTACTGTTGTAGTATCCCCCACATATAACGAAGATGTTCATGGTGATATTCTTCCCAATCGTTTATATGTAAAGGTTCGTCTATATTGATTTCATATTCATTATCACTATTTTCAGCTTCATTGCCGTGAGTGGCTTCGTATACGTATTGACTCCAAACCATTATATTATTCCTGCTTTTTTTCTTTAATTCCCGTGAGAGCGAGTGAAGTAGTTTCTTTTACTGGTAAGTTATCGAGTATAACCTTTAAGGCACTTTCTGCCTGCTGTTCGTTTCCTTCAAAAAAAGATGTAAGACCTTCCTTGACTGAGGTTTTATTTAAACCTGTTTTTCTAGCACTTTTTCTAACTGAAATTTTTCCCTTTTTAAGGTTAATAACATCGAGACCGTTATCGGTCATAAGTTTTTTAACTTGTAATTTAAGAGATTTCTCGGCCTGAACTAAGACCTTGATATCTTCACGGGCTTCTGTAATTTGCTTGCTTAATTCAACCAACTTAGAGACGCTGTTCGAGAGTTCGTCTGTAGGTGTAACCTGAGACATTTTATATATAAACTATACCTATATTCTTTAAATTAATTAACACAATGGTCTACGCATGGTATCTGGGGCAATAGTAGAGTTATTCCATACGAATGGTTCTTTGGCGTTTGGTGGATCGGCGCGGACTTGTCGGTTACCGTTTCTTAAGGCGCCACCAACCGTTTCTGGGAAGCCAATTTGGGCTCTTGGTTCGAGAAAATTTTGTCCTTCGAGAACATCTTCTGGTGCAAATTCACCGAAGTCTTCTTGGGAAGCGACTTCACGTGGGAGAAGCGAGGACGCGAGGCCTGTGCCAGCCTTCATTTCACACGCTGTACCTGGTTCGGATGGACCAATGTCACCTCCAAGACCAGATGGGGCGTACATAGTTTGTTCAACGGAATACATGGATTTTGTGTTGTTCACGAACAGGAAGTAGATTACGAACGCAATGGCGAGGGCAATCAAGGCCTGTCTTGGTGAGACTTTGTTCATCTTCATCTTCATCTTTATATACTATCAACAATTTTTTTTATTCTGAATCCTGGATCATGTACTGGTCTGGATATGTTTCTTCTTCCACAACTTCTGGTGTGGGATCAGGTTCTGGAATTTTTTCTTCGTGAATTTTCAACTGAACAATATTCCATGATGGACCAAATGCCTTTTTCGCGAACCAAAGTCCTGAAAATTCGATGAGTGCTGTACATGTCATACCCGCTTCGACAGATGTAAACTCAAGTGGTTCTTTGTTATGATCAAAAACACGTGTTGCCGAAATGCGATCGGTAGCAAGATTTTCACCCCTGGTATAAGCACCTGAAACAGTTTTCTCTGGAAGTTCTTTACCAAACCATGTTTTACTATTTTCCAATGCGGATTGAAGGTTAGTAACATGTACACTTTCTACTTTCGCCTGGTTATTATCACCTGTAACTTCAAATGATACTTCACCCATTTCCTGGTCGACATCGGATACAGTTATACCATTTAATTGGATAAAATACCTTTTATTTTCATCGTTTAATGCTCGAGTATGGTATAGACCATCTTCACCTTTTGAGAGAGTATCGTAAATCATATGTATATTAGATTGGTTTCAATTCTTTAACCCAATAAAAGGTATCATAGCTGATTTTTCTAAAATTGGTTTTGGAACCCATTTATCTCTATTCGGTTTAAAACCATAAAGAGTTTCTTCCATTTTAATATTTTCTGGGAATTTGAGTTGTGTATTGTTATTTGGCCTGAAATCATACTCATTTTTAATATAGGAATGTGTTGTATTCGGTTTCCACGTAAGCGAATTTGTGTTAAAACGACTTATACCACTCGACTGTTTAAATCCTGATATATTAACTGTATTTACTGATGAATCTAACCCATAAACAATTTGTTTTGTCAATTTTTCTTTAGATGGTTTAGTTGTATATTTTGTGTATTTTAAGGGATTAATGCGTTTTGCCTTTTGTATATTTACACTTTTATCACGGAAAATTTTCTTTGCTGGTGTTTTAGGTGTCTTATGTACTAATTTTAATATCTTTTCCATTGGCTCTGTCGATTTAATTGGTTTTTTAGTAATAATACGGGCTAATTTCACCATGCGTTGTCGGTCTTTTTCTCTTTTTTCCGGTCTCAAACCGAGTTTTTGCATGAGATATATATCATCAATCAGAAAGGTCTTACCCGCAACATATATTCTATTATCAATAACTGTTTTGTTTGTAGTTTGATTACGGTATGTGACACCTCTCTTACGTGTTTTTATAACTTCGTATCCAAATTCGTTTGGGCGCATAAATGCAATATCCAAAATACCACCTAGATTAATAGGTACTATACGTTTCTTTTCCGGTGAATACCATCGTACTTTTAAATCGAGTGCAAATAATTCTACATCTATAAACACATTACGTTTTGTTGGTTTATTTGTGTTACTTTGTTTTCGTTTTTTGATTAAACTATAACGACGTGTTACATATGGACCATTATCATCAAATTTCAATCCAATAAATTTACTAATTTTACTCTTTTTTGATAAAATACGATCGCGAATTCGTATATTTATCCTTTTTGATATTACACCAAGTTTGTTCCATAAAAGAAGTTTGATAGCTTGTAATTTACCAAAATACTTTTCATCTGGTTTCATACGAGGTGCAAATTTAGTATCTATATCACTTGTAATCACTCTGTCTTTGCGATCCATATATACATTAAAAGCTTCACCACCACTGATGATAATATCACCCATTGGCTTTAAAAACACAGTAAGTTCACTTATAATTTCATATATGATATCACGTACAGAATCAGTAATAATAACGTACGCTATCTTTTCGAATGATTCTTTGGAGTGTACACGGTTAACCCGGTTTCTAAATTTTTTTAATTCATCCTGTTCGAAATATTTCTTCAAAACTGGATCACCAAAAAATAAATTTTTATTCATGAACTTTGAAACCGTGGTTTCTGAGTAAATATTCTCGTCCATTATTATATTACCTATATAATAAATATGGAGTGTGACGATTCATGTAGATGTTATGCTGATTATGATACACCATACCCACACAAAGAACAGACATGTGGTACTCGAAAAAAGGGGTATATAATTCCATGTAATTCTGAGTGTTGTGCTGGTGGGTGTCCAGGTCCAGACAATGACATATATCCCAGACAACCATACTCGTTTGGATACCTATATCCAATGCGTATAGATAATCTTTTTAAATTTATGGCATTGACCGTAATTATTCTACTTGTTTTCAGTACATACTTATCATTCAAAAAACGGACTTAAAGATTCATGGCCTAAGTAATATATAAAAAAATGTCTATTGAAACCGTACTCGAAGAAATCTCTGCTCTCAGAAACGATATCAGAACACTCTCTAAAATTGTCAGGAAGGTCAAAGCAAAGCAAGACGATCCAAACGGGGAAAAGGCGGCTAAGCGCGCTGAAAACAACGGGTTTAATCGTAAGCAGGTCATTTCTGAAAAGCTTCGTGTATTTTTGGAATTGCCAGAAGGTGAATTGGTCTCGAGAAGTACTGTGACGCGCGCGATTAATAAATACGTCAACGAAAAGGGTTTGAAGCATCCGGATAACGGTCGCGTTTTGGTCCTTGACGACAAGTTGCGTGATTTGCTTCAGCCACCAGCTGACACCCAAGTTACTTTCTTGAATTTACAAAAATACTTGAGTCCGCATTACAGTAAACCAGAACAAAAGGCTTAAAAAATACATACATATTATAACTAAACCATGTTAATTGACAGGCAATCTGTAGAATTACTTGTTGGTACAAAGATAACTAAATTAGATTTGTACCAAAAAGCTTTTAGACATAAATCAATACTCAAAGAAGATGAATCCTTAGACGGTTCATTTGAAACTCTTGAATTCATAGGTGATTCCGTATTAGGTTTCGTTATTACAAAATTTTTATTTGATCGTTATGAAAATCGCCAAGAGGGGTTTCTTACGAAAGCTCGTACGAAACTTGTTAGGGGTGAAACACTTGCAGGTATAGCAACCAAACTTGGACTTTATAATTGGGTTCAAATGGATGAAAAGGGTATGCGTAACGAATGGTTTAAAAACCCAAAAATTCTCGAAGATGTTTTTGAAGCTCTTGTGGGTGCGATTTATATGGATCTTGGATTATTGCATGCAAAACAGTTTATTTTGAACATATATACGAACCCGGAATATATCAACCTGAACTCCATAATGGTCGATGATAATTTCAAGGATCATCTCATGCGTCATTGTCAAACAAATAATCTTTCATTACCCGAGTACCGTGTCGTAAGTCACGAAAATGGTATTTTTTATATCGATGTGTACGTTGATAACGTATTTTTAGGTCGTGGAAATGCAAAGAATAAAAAACACGCTGAACAACAAGCCGCGAAGAGATTCTTCTACCCACCACCTCCACCACCCGGTCCTCCACCTTCTGTACCATACTTAAACAATAGACCCTTTTAAAAAGTATAATTATGAGAAAATATTTATTTTTTGCGAGTGGTGTTATCAGTACCATTTTGATTTTTAAATTATTATTTAAAAAACCACCATCGGATTCAGATGTACCACCTCTTGAGGACCCAGATAAACCTTTACCACCACCACTCGAGGACCCGGATAAACCTTTACCACCACCAGTTTCTTCACCGGATTCATCGTCTTCAGATGAGAAGATTATGGAAATGACATCTAGAAGTGGTCATACTATAAAAACGAAGTATAAACATAGAAACCCGAAATTATCTAATATGAAAAAGGATGAACTTATTGATGAATGTGTACAACGTAATATTGCGTGTGTTGGAACAGTCCGTGTTTTACGCGAGCGATTACGCGTTGCACGCGAGGAGGAAAGGGCTTAAAAGTAATATGTATTAGTTATTTAACATGCACCCAAATGTACAAAAGTGGTTAGATTTTGAGTATGCACCACAAAAATCACAGGAATGGTTAGATCTTCGAATGGGTATGCTTACTGCTTCGGATGCAGCTTCAGCTATTGGTGTAAATAAATATGAAACGCCACAACAACTTCTACTAAGGAAATGTGGCAAAGGACCTAAATTTGAAGGTAACGAAGCTACTCGACACGGTGAAAAGTATGAAGACGAAGCAAGAATTATATATGAACAGCGACACAATGAAGTTGTTCACGAATTGGGTTTATGTCCACATCCCAAGTACACATTTTTAGGTGGGAGTCCAGATGGTGTTTCAGAATCAGGTAAGTTAGTTGAAATTAAATGTCCCATGATGCGTGAAATTAAACCCGAGGTACCCGAACATTATATGCCACAGTTACAATTGTGTATGGAAATTTTAGATTTAGAAGAAGCAGATTTTATACAGTATAAACCAGCTGAATTTAACTGGCCCAAACCAGAAGAATTTGTTGTTGTCAATGTTAAACGTGATCGAGGATGGTTTGAAAAATATTTACCTGTTATGGAAGATTTTTGGCAAAAGGTACTTTACCATAGAGAACATGGTATAGAGGAACCAGTAAAGAAAACACGTAAGAAAAAAGAACTTGTTAGACCAGAATGTCCAATTTCAACAGATTCAGATGATGATTATTTTGAACATGATTAAATAATTTTATTATACATTTTAAAAAATATTTAATATTATATTCTTTAAAATGATATACAAAACATATAGGAAAAAAATAAAATCTTTACCCCTAAAAAGTCGCTACCAACAAGAAAATTTAATTTTGAAAACAAACTAACTCATAGCAAGGACTTTGTTATAAAAATAAAAAGTTTTT